GACGAACTAACTTTGCTCCTTATGGACGCAATCTAAACGAGAGGTAGTAACTAATGGCTACAGTAACAAAGGCTCTTGCTAGAACAGCAGCAGCAACATCAAGCACGGTACTATACACAGTCCCCTCTGCAACTACAACAGTAGTAAGCAATATTGCAGTAACTAACACTGCAGGATCTGCTGGAACATTTACACTTGGTATGGGAACTGCTGGTTCAAATACATCACTTCATACAACAACAGCAATTGCCGCAAATGCAACGGTATACATTGATCTTAAGCAAGTACTAGTAGCAACTAATACTATTACTGGTCTTGCATCAGCAACTACAATTAACTTTCACATCTCAGGAGTGGAGATTTCGTAATGGGTTTACAACAAGTTCCTGCAGCAACAACAGGTATACAACTTAGAGATACTTACACCTCAAGTGGAACATTTACTATTTCACCTTCTGGTACTGCATCACAGCCAACACTTGCATACGTTATGTGTATGGGTGGTGGCGGTGGCGGAGGCGGAGGTAACAACAGAACACATTATTCAAATTATAATATGCAATACAGCGCTTGTGCTAACGGCTTTGGTGGCGGTGGGGCTGGTAATATAGCATTTGGACCCGTACTTATAACAAGCGGTCAATCAATTCCATTTACTATTGGAGCGGGTGGTTCTGGTGGCACTAACTATGGCGCATCAGGTCCTTCAGGTGGAACAACTAGTTGTGGTTCAATTTCTGCAACAGGTGGCGAGGGTGGTGGTACTGGTAGTGGTGGAAATGGTGGTTCAGGTGGTGGTTCACCTGGTAATGGTGGGTCGAATAGCACTAATAGTGGTCAAACTGCAGGAGGCGGAAGCAACGGAGCCGCTGGTGGGTCATCTGGTAGCGCTGGAGGAAATGCCTCTGCTGCGAGTCCTCAATGGGCTGGCAATAACAATAATTGCACTGGTGGCTCTGGACTTAATAGCACTGGTCCTTTTGGAATTTATGCATCAGGCGGTGGTGGCGGAGGTGGAAGTGGTAGGTCAGACTCAACTACTAGGCGCACAGGCGGCGCTGGTGGTACTGGTACATATGGTACTGGTGGCAATGGCGCTTCAGGTGGCGCTGCAACTGGAAATACTATTCAAGCCCCTTTAACCGATGCTACAAGCGCAACTGGTAATGGAGCAGGCGGCGGTGGCGGTGGCGGTGTTGGTGCTGGAAATACTTTTCAGGCTCAAAACACTTCTCCTTCAAATGCTACTCAAGTATACTCTGTTGGTGGAGCGGGTACTGGTGGAATGATTTTGGTGTTCTACTAATGTATGCAATGCTTGATTATGATAAAAAAACTGTTATTGCTTGTATTCCTCCAAGCGTTGATTTAACATTAACGGAAGTTAAAAAAGAAATTAATGGAAGAATTTTAATAGAGGTAACCTTAGAAAATGGTCCAGCATACATACCTGGTGAATATATAAATGAAAAATTTTATTCTACAAAGGAGTTAATCAATGGCTAATTATGCAGTCATCAAAGATGGCATTGTAAACAATATTATTGTGGCAGATACAAAAGAAATTGCCGAGACAGTTACAGGTTTAACTTGTATTGAATATACAGATGAAAATCCTGCTGTTATCGGTTGGACATATGATGGTGCAGAATTCACTGCTCCAGTAATTGAATAACAAACCTTAAAATATAAAACCCTCCAAGCCAAAAGCAAGGAGGGTATTTTTATTTAATTTTGTCCTACTTACATGGATATTTGTTGTACCATTCTTGATACCGTGCTCCATTTACGGAACTCCATGATGACCAGTCTTTTCCACCCTTAGTCATAAAGTGGGCTATTTGTGCATTAGTAACTGGGTTAAATAACTCAGCGTTTGAATCTAGTTCAAACTTTTCTCTGCGATCTGGACCTAACTCTCCTATCATGTTTATTTGAAACATGCCATAAGAACTATCTCCAGTTTTTGTGTTCCCGTTGAAAGCGTGAGGTCTGCCATTAGATTCTGCTTTAGCAATTGCACATGCAGATCGCAAAGCCTTATCTTTGAATCCTACCGCCTTTAAAAGGTCAACCAATTGCCCATCGCTTAAAGAGTGGGCATTTTCATACTTCTCTAACTTTTTAGCCGTAGAAACCAAAAAAACCCCTTTAGGGGGTTCTGCAACTTTTACGGTGGGTTCTATTAGAGTTTTAGTTTCAAGAGCATTAGCGGCATTTAAAAATGGTGCAAAAAGCCCAACCAACGCTATCAAACCTAACCATATCCCTTTGTTCTTATCTCTCATTGTAAACTACCTCCTAGAGCAAGATTGCTACCTTGCGGTAGCATTGTATTAATTGTAGCACGAATTTGGGTTAAAAAGCAAGTTTAGATAATATTTTTTTATTTTATTTTAAATGCCGTGCTTGAAAGTGGTATAATAATTATCTTATGGCTGAAACCGCAATCTACGATTTACCCTATCCAACAGACGCCTCACCAGTCGATGTTGCTGGAGATTTGCAAGCCTTAGCAGAGCGTATTGAAGCGGTATTACCAAGTCTAGGCTTACCATATTTTACTCATGAAGTTAGAAATAACAGTGGTGTAACTATTGCTAAAGGTGATCCAGTTTATGTTACGGGGTTTTCTACTAAAACTACCGTCGCAAAATCGGTAGCAACAGACATTACAACTTTCCCAGTAATAGGATTAGCAACAACATCAATTACAAACGGTAGTGATGGAGTTGTTATTGTTTCTGGTATTTTTAGTGATGTAAATACTTCTTCATATACCGCTGGAGATATACTATACGTAGGAACATCTGGAGGACTCACAGACACACAGCCAGCAGGTGGTTCAGGAGTTACAGGAGTAGTTTTAAAGGCTAATGCAACAACAGGTATTATACTTGTTACACCAGCAAAAAATAATGGCACCTGGGGTGCAGTTAAGGCAGGATTATAATGGCAACATATAGAGGTCAAGGCTCAGATTCATTTTCAATTGGTGCCCCACCACCAACAGTTCTATGGACGTTAGTTCGTGGAGACACAGCAGCATTTAGAGTTTATGTAACAGATGAAAACCGTGAACCATTAACAATTGACGACTGGACAATAGCAATGGATATTGCTAGACCTTCATCTAGTAATGCAGTAATTGTTTCACTAACTCCAGAATCAACAGTAGATGATGATGATGGAGAATTTACAGTTTCGCTTTCTTCAGGAGAGTCTGAAGACCTTGCAACAGGAGATATTTTTGATATTCAATTATCTGATGCCACCAGAACTTGGACGGTATGTAAAGGAACAATCACAGTAATTGAAGATGTAACCTCTGCTGAGAGTTAATCATGCCAGTAGAAAAGGTAACTACACTAGACAGAATTAAAGTTTCTGTTACCCCGAAACAATACTCAAAAGTAAACATTAGAACTATTGGAACAATTACTCCAGAGATTAAAGGTGTTTATCCTTTTCGTGTAAGGTTTAAAGATCTTGGATACCCTGGCATATCTGGCAATAATGCACCAGGTATTGGTTTGGCAATCATCGGTAGTACATTTCTTATTTTATGATATAATCACTTATATGGCTATCGTACCAATCACCACACTAAAAACAAAATTTGAGTCTGGAGACAGACCTACTGGACAAGATTTTGCAGATTTAATTGATACCACTTCATACCGTGCAGAAGCGCTTGGTGGAGATGGAAACAACTCATCAACCATAACTGGTATAGAGACAGCCACGGTATTTGACACAATTGATACAACTGTATGGAGAACCATAAAGTATCTTATTCAGGTTGCACACCCATCCACAAGTGTATACAAAAGCACAGAAATAAACATAGTTTTTGATGGAACAAATCAAAACATAACAGAGTTTGGCACGGTATCCAATACAGCAAATGCTATTGGAAATATCACTGCTAACTTAAATTCTGGTATAATAAGCATGACGGTAACACCATCACTAACGCCTATGACCATTAGGTACTACCGAACTGGTCTTAAGGCATAACCCCAAAGGAGAACCACAATGGCAACAGTAGACAAAGCCTTTAGAATTAAAAATGGCTTAGTGGTTGAAGGTGCTACGGCTACCGTCAACACACATGATGTAATTACAAAAGAAATCTTTGACGCAAAAGGTGATTTATTAGTTGGTACAGGATCTAACACTGGTACCAAAGTTGCAGTAGGAACAAACGGATATGTTCTTACAGCAGATTCATCAGAAACAAATGGCGTTAAATGGGCAGCAGCCCCAGCAGTAGGAGCATTTGAAACTTCAATCGTATTTGAAGGTACAACTGCAAATGATTTTGAAACAACTCTTCAAGTTACAGACCCTACAGCAGATCGTACAATTACATTCCCAGACGTAACAGGAACTGTAATTACAAATGCTGATTCTGGCACAGTAACTAGCACAATGATTGCAAATGACACAATTGTAGATGCAGATATTAACTCAGCAGCAGCAATTGCTAAAACTAAGATTTCAGGAACTGCCATTACTGCAGCAGATTCAGGAACAGTTACATCCGCAATGATTGCAGATGGAACTATTGTTGATGGCGATATCAATGCATCAGCAGCAATTGCACAGTCTAAAATTTCAGGACTTACTACTGATCTTTCAAACAAGGCTTCATCATCAGATCTTACAACTCACACAGGCGCTACAGAAGCACACGGTGCAACAGGTGCGGTAGTTGGAACAACAAATACACAAACTCTTACAAATAAAACACTTACAAGCCCAGTAGTTACTGGTCTTACTCTTAATGACTCAAGTATTGTTTTTGAAGGTTCATCAGCAGATAATAACGAAACAACTCTTACAGTAACAAACCCTACAGGAGATCGCACTATTACTTTGCCAGATGCTACAGGTACTGTTGCTCTTACAAATAATAAGTTAGATGTTTTTGCAGCAACTACTTCAGCAGAACTTCGTACAGTAATCTCTGATGAGACTGGTACTGGCGGACTTGTTTTTGCTGATACCCCAACACTTATAACACCAAATATTGGTGTAGCAACTGGTACATCTTTGGTTCTTTCAGGGGACCTAACAGTTAATGGTACAACAACTACAATTAACTCAACAGAAATTACAGTTGATGATAAGAACCTTACACTTGGTTCAGTAGCAACACCAACAGATGCAGGCGC